CAATCAACAACAAGTAAAGTACATGATAGTTACGAACAGCCAGAAGTCACAGACATATTACAAAAACGAGTATCACAACACATAGCCGCTAATAGTCTAATGATAGAGATAACAGCGCCTGGTACAACAGAATTAAGAGTGGGTGATATAGTAAACTTTACACTACCCAAGTATGCGCCTCATAGTAAGAACGATACACAAGATAACGACAAATATCTATCTGGTAGATACTTAATAAGTGCCGCTAGACACCATGTTTCAACGCTCAATAAGCGCCACACACTAGCGCTAGAGTTAATTAAAGATAGTTTTAACGTATCATTACCACAAGAGGATATAGAACTATTTACGAACAATGAAGCTCAAGACGGAGGTCCTTATAAAGCCTCAGCTTTAGACGAATTTTAATACGAATTGAGAGAACATCAGAAGAGTCGCTAAATTTTTGATGGTTATGATGGTAAACGTGATAGGTGGCAATGAGAACATATACCCTCATGGTTATGTAAGAATAAATACAAATGAACGAGAATGAACAATGAATATTAAAGAACGAATTAAGACAATCATAGACGATTACTCCACAGCGAATGAGGAGGCACGTGAACGGAATCATATACTAAGGTTCTTCAAAGGCCCATCGGAAGCCGCAGAAAGTCCATGGACATATGTAAAAGACCCTATTTTACTTAAAGTTAAAGGCCATCTTGCGACTATCAGAGGAGTAATAAGTAAATATAGAAGATAAACGCCACCTTGCGTATGGTTTAATTAAATGGTATTAAATAGCGTAAAGCCACCGTATTAAAACAAGAGGTATATCGGATTAAAAAAGAATGACTAACAACAAATTTTTAGGACACAATGGCTTTCTGTGGTTTACTGGAGTAGTAGAAGATAGGAACGATCCAAACAAAGTAGGCAGAGTAAGAGTGAGAGCTCTTGGCCATCATACGTCTAACACTACAATCCTTCCAACAGCTGATCTACCCTGGGCGCACTGTATGCTTCCTAGTACGTCTGCTGGTATAAGTGGATTGGGTATGAGCGCCACTGGATTAGTCGAAGGCTCTTGGGTTCTTGGATACTTTAGAGATGGGAATGAAAGACAAGAGATGATTGTCCTTGGTACACTACCAGGCTACCCTGCGGAGCTGTCACAGGCTGGTGGCTTCTATGATCCAAACGGTATCTATCCTAAGTATAGAAATGAGCCTGATGTCAATAGATTAGCTGTCAATGATGAGAACAAACCACATTTGGCTAATACACTTCGTATCGCTACACGTATCACTGGTATAGCCACAGCTGACTTTAACGCCTTTGTCAACGCCGATGGCTCTTTGGCCACTGCGTCTGATGGCGACACATTTGACCAGCCGGCAATTCCATACAACGCCAGCTATCCTTACAACAATGTATATGAGAGCGAGAGTGGCCATCTAATGGAATATGATGACACTTTATCCAATGAGAGAATACACCAACGACATAGAACAGGAACTAGCTATGAGATAGACGCCAGCGGCAATAAGGTGGAGATTATCAAAGGGGAATCCTATAGACTATTAAGTAATAAAGAACAAGTACAGATCACCGGCAACTCAGACATTACAATAGATGGACGCCACAAGCTCTATATCAATAAGAGTAACACATTGAATAACCATTATGATATACAGATCGGCGCCGGCGCTTCCATTAATATACAAGTAGATGATGGAGACGTAAACATACACACTATACAAGGCAGAATCAATATGAACGCCGGCGGTGATTACAATTTAAAGGTCGGTGGTAACTATACGGTAGAAGTAGCCGGCAATACATTAGAAACAATAGAAGGAACAAAGACTTCCAATACCACTGGCGCCGTTACACACAGAGGCTCTACGATAGACCTTAACCCTTAGAATTTGCGAGAGACAAAAGCGCCTTATGATAGCTAGCAAGCAAAGTTAATCTATAAATGTAATAACAACTTTAAGGTACCTGTGCGAGCAACCAATTGCTTAATAAGTTCATCAATTTTTTTTTTCGAGTATTTTTTAACGTTCTAAAGATTGCTTAACTTATACATATACCATGTTGAGTGGTCACAGAGAACCATAGAGAGCTCTTATACATACACATATGATACGAATACTTGATAATGTACTTGACGATAGCCGAAGCGCCAAACTACTTGATCTTATTACAAAAGACACATTTACATGGCATTTGACAAGAGAACTGATACAATATCCTCAATATAAACAATACGAACATTATCAACATTATCACAC